GGCAGAATCCGGAACAGCCCTATTGCGAAGAACATTTCCTTTGAATGCCTCAAAAGCGTCTTGGCAATATTCTTGAAGCGATGCCCTTTGTTCCGGAGTTAAGCTCGGCCCGTGCATTGCCGATTTTAAATCTCCTTCTGTATTCGTAATTGGATCAAATTTCATTCCTTCCATGTCCCAGCACCGAGAGGAATCTATCCATGGAATGAGAACTCCAATCGATCCAATTGTGGCCGATTGTGATGCCCAGACCCATTTTGCCGACGCCGCAATATTATATGCAGCAGAGCAGCAATATGACTTCGCGTATGCCATCACCGGCACTCCGGCGCTTTGAACCGCTTCGACTGCTTCAGCATTTCCCGCAACCGTTCCTCCAGAAGAATCCATGCACAGAAAAATCCCACGCACCCCAGAGCCAGTGGCCATTTTGATTTCTTCGATGATGTCTTCATAATCAGTTGCACAGGATTTTTCTATTTTTGATAACCCTTGTCCAAGTGTGCCTTGCACATAAATGTGGGCAACATTGTTCGGGTCTATTTCCATTTTTGGGCGCATGTTGAACATGCCCATTAACGGACTCATATCATCTTCGTCATCTCCATTTCCATCAGAGACAGCCCGAGAGGGGAGGGGATTGCGAAGAAGTTTGTTTCCAATTACCGCTCGGACGGCGGAAAGCCCTTGCGGCGTTATAAACCAAGGCGATCCGTCAATCAGTTCAATTACTCGTTGGAGTCTCATTATTGTTTTGTGGTTGAGCGTTTACATCTTTTCCAATCACGTTGCCGTTCGGCGTAATCATTCGGAACCATGACTCCGGTAGCCCAGACCGTTTCATGCGTTCCATGATATTAATTCCTTCGGCCTCGCGTTCGTCTAGGTGCTTGTCGAGAGATTTGCCGCCTTCACCAAGAATATCCGTCATGGATCGCAATCCGGTTCGATACGCATCAAGCGCATCTCCATTTGCGTAGGATTGATCTGCTGTCAAATAGGCAGGCATCGAAAAATCCCAACGCAAAAATCCACCTAATTGATTTCCGGGAAATTTTGGAATGAATCCGCTTTTAATGGCTTTAGAGACGGCCCATCCAATACGTCTCCGAGCGGTCAATTTCATTAATTGCTGCCGATCTTGAATGGTGCGATTGACCTTCTGAATCACCATCCTCACGTTTGCTCCGGTATTGCCCTTTGGATCGTAGTAAAACTCAGGAGGCATCCCAGCAGACAGCATGGAATTCCGAATTAGCCGGTCCATCAAATTCTCTGTGGATTGAGAAGGCGTATTGTTTACCAACTGCTCCAATTTTGCCCCAGAGTTTGCTCGAAAATACCGTATTGTACCTCCACTGAGCAATTCAGTGTGAAGCATAGGATCTCCCTGAACCGTAGTCGGGTCAGTAAACATCGATGCAATATTATCGGGGTCCGCAAACCCATTTTCATTGGTCTCGATTAATCCAATCGAGGAAGCAATTTGAACCGCTTGCTTTGAGTAATTTTGAATCAGTAAGCAATCCCGCAAATCTAAGATGGCAGCAGTGAAAGCAGGGAAGCCCCTGTATTGATCCGGTGTCTTTGGTTCGCGGAGGTAATCCATCGATTGAGCCGGGATATCTCTGTCAAATTCAGGGGATTTCCCAAGCAACCGAAATGCAATCACTCGGCCAACGTCATTCAAAATTAGACCGTTGTTTTGAGCGTATCCCTTGAAGGGTCCAGACTTCACCAATTCTTCGTTGTCTCGAGATCCGATGGCATGCCACGGAATTTGTTGCAACTGAGGAAACCCAGATCCATTTCCGGATTCAGTGTACAAAGACGCAATATCTCCGTCTCGATCAATCCCAATCGAATCCAAGTAAAGGCCGGTGTGCCAATCGTATCCGTTTGCATAGCAGTTCGGGAACCATTGACCAATAAGCCAGTCTTCAGCTTGTTGCGCCCATTTTTTTACTCTGGAATCGGACTGATCGCCTGCAAATTGAGGCATCCACGCTTTGCCGATTGTGAACAAAGCCTTATCCTCAATTGCACCTGCAACCGGCCCAAAAGACCAAAACAGCCTATTTGACGATGAGACAATGGTTTTCCACTCGGACCGAGTGACATCCTTTGTCAGGTTTCCAGTGACATTAACTTGGTATGGCCGGTGCGCCCAATACCCGCCTGGTATCAGTCTTTGATTCTGAAGGAAATTGTATTCAGATCTGGGTTGGTTGTCCTTGTTAAACAGTTTCCCAAGTAGTTTTTTAATCATTGGATTCGCATGATGGTTCGTTGCATGGGACGACAAATGCCTTTCATTTTGTAATCCAAAGCCAACTGGGCCAGATTGGCAATCTCGATAGGGGATAGGGCGCTATCCAACTGAATTTCAAAGCTTGATCCGTTGACGGTAGACTTCACAAGGGTTCCGCCCAATGCCATTGCGCTTTCAAACTGCGCGTCCCTGAGTGCGCGTAATTCCAGAACGTCACGCTGAATAAACAACTGAAGGACGTGAGCGGAGACTTTTACCATACATTTCTCAAGACTTGTCAACTAGGTGTTCCAGCCGTGTCTTCAATGTCCGGAAGCAGTCTGAAAATTAAAGCGCAGACAATTTGCATGCACTCAGTGTCCCACAGGTGATTGTCTTTTCTGGTTCGCACCCATTTTAATTCGGATTTTTTTGTTCGAGGATTTATTGTTTCTCGTTTTATTTCTGAATTCATCTGCTTCAAGTACCCCGGCGAGACATCCCGGGGGAACTCCCACATCGGTGGACCTACCATCCTGAGTCTGGCCAAAATATCTTTCACCCCTTCATTGCACCAAGAGATCCCGGCAATCTGTGCCGGGATATTCGTTCCGGGGCGTTTCACGGTAGGAGCAACCACAAATCGAGGTTCGCTCCAGAAATGACGACGTTTGTCCTTGTGTGTGAAATACGGTTGCCCAGTTCCGAACAATAAATGCCACCCAAACTTGGCCGCCACATCGAAAATCCTGCCATCCCCAGACTCTCCTTTGCCTTCCTGCTCCTTATATCGTCCGTCAAGGAACGTCATTTTATCCTTAACCTTATACCTTAGCTGCAACGCTCGCAGATCCTGCGCGTTCAAAATCTGCCCCTCCCAGAGCAATTTCGAGTAACTATTTGAAGAAAACGCTCGAATACATGCCCAGAACGACGATTCCTGTACGTCAACGGTCATAAACCGCACCCGCTCGTTATCGATCAACTGTCCGTCTCTGAAATCCTCCAATGAATAATCGGAACTTTCCAACGCCATCGTTGGCAAATCGGCGTCCGGTTTCCACATCTGCGCCTGTCGCTTTTGCTTAAATTGTTTCAGTGGTTCAAGGTTCCCGCGTTGTTTTTCATCCATCGCGTTCAGCCATTCAAACACGAGATTTTTCCACTCAATCCACCAGACTGCTTGAGCGGTCCATGTCCGCATCCGGTGACCGGCTAAGAAATTCCCGCCGCGCCCCCTGTAGCATCCGAGTCTAGACATTTCACGCCTTGCTCCGGTCGTGTCCTCGGTTTTTAAACCACAAACAGAACATTCGTGGTGAACGGATTTTCCAATCGCATCCCAATCCCATTCACCGTCTGGTGTTTTGATTTGCTCGAATTTGATATCCGTCCAAGGGTAATTCGACCAATTTTCGCAATCTCGACACTTTGTGCCCCACTCAAAAACCTCTGCATTCGAGACTTCTTTTTCCAGCTCATGGCCCGCATCAAAACCCTGCGACACCAACAACGTGAGCGACGCATACCTGTCGTGATGTCTCTTTTTTAGTTCGCCGATCATGCCGTCTTTCCATCTCCAGACTTCATCCCCAATACAATATCTGAGACTCTTTTCCTGCAAACTCGATAAATTTGCCCCGACGAGGTAAAGCGGAGCATGCCCAAAGAAGATAGCCGTTTTCCTTTTTTGATGTCGATCCGTTGGGAACAATCTCGAAACCGGCTCGCACAGGTTGAACATTGGCAATAGTCGCTCTTCGGCAAATTCTTTACAGAGATCATCCGTCTGCCCGACAAGCATCGACGGTCCGGGTCTAGCCGCGATCATAAAGCACAGGCTAGTCTCCAGTAGGGTGGTTTTTCCTCCTCCAGTTGGAGCAATCACAATCTCGCACCGGATGTGATCATCTCCAATGTCCTCGTAAATTTCATTAAGCCACGGAGAGGTGTCTCGCATGAATTGACTGGATCGAGCAGAATGGGGGATTCTTACATGCTGTTCCAGCCAGTCCACTGTGGAACCCTTAAACCTTGGCTGAAAGCCCAGCAACAGCCCTTCATTGATCGGATTTGGCATCTTTTCGTTTCTTGTGATGTTCGTGTGCGAGTTTCCGGTACACATCCCGGGTCCATTCCGCTTTTCGGTTTGGTCCAATCGGGAGTCTCAAAAAATTTGTCCACTCAATGCAAAGTTTTGAGATCCACGCCACCGAAACATTTTCTCCACGGGCAGCCTCGCGCATCGTTTTGTACCCCGTGACCCAATTGCAACCGGCAGCAAACGCCAACGCCAGTGCCCTCATTCGGACGTCGCCCGGTTTTAACAGTCCAGACAGCAAAAGCGAAATCCGGTTTGAAAACAAACTGACCGGGGCAATGTCCCGTTGCGAGTGAATGTACTCCATCAAATCCATCAATTCCCGATCAGATATTGATGGAATGATATCACGCAAAATCTCCGATTCAGCATCGAGATCACCATAAGGAAAGGGTGTGGATGGCTCTTTCATCTGT